ATCCAAATAGACATCGTTGTTCTCCTCTGGTCGGGTAGTATAGAGAGGTTCCCCGGTCGGGAACACGGGGCGGGGGTGTTCCAGCACTCTCGCCCCTCTCTATTTGATTACGTCTCTATTATAGCGTATGCGCTATAAGATGGCAAGAGGTTGAGTGGGAATTTTTGCAATATTTCCGGGAATTTTTTCGCCCCTGATAATCGCTACCAGGGGCGTTTTTTACTTCTGGCGGAGGCGGCGCATCCGCTCGACGGGGCTGTGGCGGCGATGCTGGGTTTCGATGTCGGCCATTTCAATTCCAACCTGGTTCGATTAAAAGGGTCAGGAGCCAGGCATGGCCCTGCGTTTCCAGGTCCATTTCAATTCCAACCTGGTTCGATTAAAAGTGGGCGCGAAAAATCGGAGGAACGAGGCGGTCTCAGATTTCAATTCCAACCTGGTTCGATTAAAAGTGATATTGTACAAAAATTTGTAGCAGAAATCGCTCTGGAGTATTGAATTTTCCGCGACGATGTGTTATGATAGTCAAAACGTCGCACCCGGTCTTCGGGCCGGGTGAGGATTGAAACTTACCAGGAGGTGTGTATGTACGGATTTACGATTGCCGGGCGGCGCAAACAGGCGGGGATCGAGCAGAGGGATCTGGCCGCGGAGTTGGGATGTTTCCCGCAGACGCTCAGCAATGTGGAGACAGGGTGCTGGCCCGACGTTTCGGAGGCCAGTTATCAGCAGGCGCTGGAGGCGATTAAACGCCTGGCGGCGCGCAAACAAGAGTTGAGTAAGAAGGCAGCGCGATGACGCCGGAGGAGGCCGCCGTATGAAAACCTTCTCGTTCGACGCCGATCAGAAACAGGCGACGAAGGCCGACCGGACGCAGGCGCATAACGCCTTGTGCCGGGCCGCGCTGGACTACCTGACCGTCGCGGCAAAGGGCTTCGCCTGGAAGACCTGGGGCGGCGGCTATGAAATGGCGGGGCGGGCCGACATTCTCTGCTGCCTTGCCGGGCGGTTCGTCGCGGTGGAGGTCAAAACCGGCGCGGGCCGCCCTTCCGAATCGCAGAAGCGGTTTCGGGACAGCGTGGAGAAGGCCGGCGGCCTGTACGTTCTGTGCCATGACTTAGAGGAGTTGGAGGACGCGCTGTTCGACGCGGGCCTGATAGAGAGGCGATACCTATGACCACAGCGACAAAACCGGCGGCAGAGACGCCCTCTGCCACACAGCAGTTCGATTGGATTCGGGCGGAACTGAAAGCCGAGTACGCGCCGGACATTATCGAGGCCGCGATCACGCGCTTTCAGCAGAAGCCCCCGGCAGGGGCCATGAAGCGCGACGCCTTCTTGGGCGCAATCCGCTACCACTGCAAAAACCTGACCCCGAAGAAACCGCCGGTTCCTGCCCCTGAGAAGCCCGGACCGATCGTAAAGCCTGCGGAGGCGTCTCCCGTGCCGGACGCGAGGGCGCAGGCGGAAAGCGCGAAGGACTTCTCGAAGCCGTGCCGCCTGTCATGGCAGGGAGAGGTAACGGCGGCGGCCCTGCGGGAAAAAGCGCGGGCGTTGGTGACACGGGCGGCGGCCTCTCCAAAGGCCGGGTACGAGACGTTCTGTTCGACCCGGCGGCGGCTGGCCGCGCTGAACGGCGGCGAATTGGCGCTAGGACGGCTTCCGGCGGCGGATAGATACGAGGCGCGCAGGTGAATGACGCTGACATTCTGAGAGAGGCCAAAGAGTTTGAGCAGTGGGCGGAGGCGGGCCGCAGGGCGACACGCGCCGCACTGGAACGACAACGACGCTATACAGAGGAGACCATGAGCGAACTGACGACGGTTGTTACTGAGGAGGAGCGCGACCTGACGCGCAAAGAGGCCGAGGCGCTGCACGAGGAACTGCGGCAGGGCATTGGCCTAACGGCGATCCGCCTGTACCAGTTCTGGAAACGGAACGGGCATAAGGCAATGGGCATGGACTTCGAGGACTACTGCGAGCGGATTGCCGTACCCCGGCAGACAGCCTATGACTGGATTCGGCGGGTAGAAATTACTCTCCAGGTCAAGGGTCTAAAACCCTCCGATTTGTATATCAGATATACAAATGAGAAGGAATTGCTTGTCCAACAGCGTGTTGCACACGAACTCCACAAGATTCCTGACCCTGATGAACGCCGCAAGGTCTGGAACGAAATCGAAGCCCTGCGCGGCCTGGGAACCCGGCTGGAGCCGGAGTTCCTGAAAGCCCTCAAACAGCGCGTCAAGACGGTATTGGCGACGCTGAACCCCAAGCCCGCGCCGGAGCCGCCCAAACCCTCCGCGTTTGATACCGCTGCCGCGTCTGCGCCGATTACAGCGACCGCGCCGGCTGCCGAGCCGCAGAAGCCGGTTGTCTCCTCCTTCACCCCGCCCGCCGACGAGGAACCTGCCAGCGCCGACGAAGCCCCGTTGTTTGACGAGGACGCGCCCGACTTCGACACCTGGGTAGAGGCGCTGGATACGGTACTCGCCTGGGTGCAGAATCAGGCGATAGACGGCGGGCCGCAAGATCGCGCCTGGGCCGCCCGGAACCTGTGCGAAATAGCGGCGTGGATAGAACAGGCGGCGTAAAATGCAGATACTCCGACCCTATCAGGAGAGCGCCGTTCAAAACGTGCTGGCCGCCTATGAAATGGGGTATCGGCGCGTTCTGTACACGATGGCGACCGGACTGGGTAAGACGACCGTTATTGCCGAGTTGTGCCGGCACTTCCTCCTGAATGACTGGCGCGTCCTCTGCCTGGCACACCGGAAAGAGATCATTTCGCAGATTGAGGAGCGCGTTCGGGAACACTGCGACCTGTCGGAATGGGAGATCGGCGCGGAGATTGCGGACGTATTCGCGCCGTCCGGTTCCCGTGTCGTCGTCGGTTCTGTGATGACGGTCAAAAACAAAGCGCGGCTGCCACATTTTGAGCCAGATGTTATTATCGTGGACGAAGCGCACCGGGCGGCGGCGGTCAGTTATCGAAAAATCGCGGAACGGTTCGGCGTCCCGGAGGGCAACTGCTTTTATATCGGCTGCACCGCGACGGCCAAACGCACGGACAAACAGTCTCTCTACGCCATGCGCCCGGACGGTTCCCGCGTGGAACTGTTTGACAAGCAGAAAAAACAGCGATTCCCCGCCGATGAAAAAACCTGCGTGTTCGTCAAGCACGTTTACGACTATACGATTTTAGACGGCACGGAGGCCGGGTATCTGGTTCCCCTGCGCGGCCATATTGTCAAAACGGCTACCGACCTCGCGGGCGTGGAGACCGATACGGACGGCGACTGGAAAGACGGGCAGTTGGCGAAGGCGGTAGACAACGCGCAGCGCACCCTGCTGGCAATCAACGCCTGGAAAGAGATTGCGGCGGAGCGTCCGACACTGGTATTCTGCGCCGGCGTCGAACACGCGCACCATAGCGCCGAACTCTGGCGGGAGGCCGGGTACACGGCGGAGGCAATTGACGGGGAGACGGAGAACACGCACCGCCTCAAAACCCTCGAAGCGTTCAAGCGCGGGGAGGTGCAGGTACTCACGAATTGCGGTATCTACACGGAGGGGACGGACATTCCCAACTGCGCCTGTATTGTCCACCTGCGCCCTACGAAGAGTTGGAACCTCTATGTGCAGATGACGGGCCGCGGACTGCGAACACTGCCGGGCGTGGTGGACGGATGGGACACGCCGGAGGAGCGCCGCGCCGCGATTGCGGCCAGCCGAAAGCCGGACGCCTTAGTTATTGACCTGGTAGATATTTCGAGCGGGCAGGACTTGTGCAGCGCCCCGTCCATTCTGGATTTGCCGGTCTCGCTGGATTTGCAGGGCGCGACGGTGACGGAGGCCAAGCGCCTCTTAGACGACTTCGAGGCGGTACGGGACAGGGTGATCGGGGAATGTCCGGTCAGCTTTCAGGCGTTGCAGGTGCGTTTGATGCAAGTCGAGCTGCTGCGGCAGAGTCAGGCGAAAACGGAAGGCGATTGGGCGGTCAAAGACGACGGGTTCCGGTTCCGGCGCGTCCCGCCGGGTTATCTAGCCGAACTGGAGTCGCCGAACCCTGGCGAATATCAGTTGCGCGTGACCTATGCCGGGCAGAAACTATTAGAGCGCAAGGGCAAGCCCGGCGCGTCCATGCGGGCGTATCTGGATAGGGCCGCGCAACACGCTTCCGAGACAATAGAGCGGCATAAAGAAAGCGTCATGCCGAGCCGGGGAACGCTAACGCGCTTGACCCCCAAACAGGTTTACTGCCTGCGCGTGAATGGGCATACCGCCGACGAGATAGACAAAATGCCTTACGCGAAGGCAAAGGCGCTGATCGGCAACTACATGGCCGCGTATCGGGCGCGACAGGAAATAGCGCAGGCTTGAAATGCCCATGAAACGCCGGGACTATCCGCCGGAGTGGGAGGCCGTCTCCCGCTATGTGCGGTTCACGCGGGCGCGAGGCCGGTGCGAGTGGCCGGGCTGTTTGGCGATACATGGGCAGCCGCACCCGATCACCGGCAGCCGGGTTGTGCTGACGTCGCACCCGGTCTTCGGGCCGGGTGAGGATTGAAACAAACGAGAGGACGAACCGACCGAATAGGAGTTGTTGCCCCTGAGTAGCCGCCCGTTGCCGGTGCAAGCCCGGCGCAGGGGAGAGTTGGGCAGGCCGCCTTGTGCTATCCCTGCCCTACGAGACGGACGCCCGACGGCGATCCGCACCGACCATGCGGCTGTGCAGACCGGTTCCGGCCTGCCAAGTGCCGAGGCCCATACCGACCGACTGACCGAGACCGACGGATAGAACTGCATACCCATAGGCTAACCGGCGTAGCGACACACACCCGCCGGTGGAGAGGGGCGCAGGAGTGAGAGGGCGGCGAACCGTAGGGAAGTCACGCGCTTACCTGAGTGCCAGCACCGAACACTATCCAGAGGGGAGGGAGGGAGAGAGGAGGGCCGGGAAGGGTAGGAGTGTCCCGCCTTACTGCCCCGAAGGGGCATATGCTTTACTACTGTTTATGCTTTGGAGTCAATATGCGCTTTCCGACAAGCCGGTTAGACACTGCGCGGGGTCTGTTGCGGTGGCTGCGGGCGCGGGGGATAGAGTACCGGCTGCTAAACGACGGGGCGGCGCAGTGGATTCCGTCGCCGGACTCTGCGCTGACCGATTGGGGGCAGAACGTGTTGGACGCCATGCACCCGGCTATCGTCATGGCGCTGCGGGCCGAGGCCGGGCGCTGTATCGCTTGCGGGACAGCGTTTCCGTCGCAGCATACGGACTACTGCCTGCCGTGTCTATGGGCGCGGGTAGAGACGTTCCCGTGCTATCAGGTCAAGCGGCGGGCGGCGGCAGAGGAACCGGCTAGGGAGACACCGCAGAGAGAGGAGTCGGGCGACTTATTTCTGACAACCTGTCCGATAGGCCGAACGGAGGCTCTATGAATGACGTTGACCTGCTCGCCCTGCGCGATATTGCCCAACGCTGTTTGACGCCCTATCAGTATCAGATATGGCTAAAACACGCCGAGGGCTGGACTATCGCGCAGATCGCGCTTGACCTCCACTGCCGCAAACTCAAGGTTTCGCAAATGCTGCGCTTCGCCAATGAGACAATCGCAGAAGCCCTCTCCGGCCTGGATACCGAGTCTATCCGATTCGGGCAAACCTTGCAGCAGGGGCGGGAGACCTGGTTCGCGGAGGACAGGACGGCAGGGGAGGCCGCCCGGCGTCTGCGCCATACCGACCTGTCGAAAACCGGGCAGAATTGACTGACCCCTTGACACGGAACCGGAATATGTGTTATGTTGTACTATCTCAACGCATCCCTGCCGCCGGTCAAGCCGACCGCGCGGCTTTTTTGTTGCCTGCTTCCCAAGTTTAATTATCAAAAATTATGGCATATCCGAAGGGCCAATCGAATCCCCGCGCAGGGCGGCCCTCTGACGCGGACATACAGGCGCGGCGCGAAGCGTTTCGGAAATGCGTCCCGACGAAGCGCCTGGTAGAGATTATCAAAGCGCAGGTAGAAAAGGCGGCGGCGGGAGAACTCGACGCCGCGAAGTTTATCTGCGACGGGCTGTTCGGCCCGGACAGACAGACCGTTGCCTGTGAATTTAGCAAATACTCCGACGCTGACCTTATCGCCACAGCAGCGAAACTGTTTGGAGGAGTTGGTTCGGCGCAGTCTGACCCCGCCGCCGGAAGTGACGACCTTCCTTCAGACGGCGGCCCCGTCGTATAGCCGACCCTTCGCCGGGTTCGTTCGCGCTGTCCGGCCCGGCTATCAGTGGTATCGGCACTGCGCGGTTTTAGGCGACGCCTTGCAGCAGGTGGCCGACGGCAGCATTAAGCGCCTCATGGTGTTTATGCCGCCCCGACATGGCAAGAGTGAGGCCGCCTCCCGGCTCTTCGCCGCCTACTTCCTACGGCGCTGGCCGGACAGGTGGGTCGGGATCAACAGCTATTCGTCCGAGTTGGCGTTCACCCTGTCCCGCGCCGCCCGCGAGAATTTCCTTGCCGCCGGCGGGCGAATCAAGTCCGACGCGAAGGCGGTCAAACATTGGGAGACCCCGCAGGGCGGCGGGCTGTGGTCGGCAGGCGTCGGCGGCCCTATTACCGGCAAGGGCTTTCATTTAGGCATTATTGACGATCCTCTTAAAAACGCGGAGGAAGCCGCCTCGCAGGTGATTCGGGAGAAGCAGAAGGAGTGGTATAGCTCCACCTTCTACACCCGCGAGGAACCCGGCGGCGCGATTATCCTGATAGAGACGCGCTGGCACGAAGACGATCTCGCGGGTTGGTTACTCTCGGAGGAGTCTGCCGGAGACAGCCCGGAACGCTGGCACATTGTCAACCTGGCCGCGCTTGCCGACGACGCGCCGCCGTTCCCGGCCTCCTGCACACTGACGGGAGATTGGCGTTCACCCGGCGACGCCCTCTGCCCGGAACGCTATGGCGCGGAGAAGCTCGCCAAAATCCGGGAACGCATTGGCGCGTACTATTGGAACGCGCTCTATCAGCAGCGTCCGGTTCCGCGGGAAGGCGTCCTGTTCAAACTCGCCGCCCTTGAAATTGTCGAATCGGTTCCACCTCTGCGGGTAGAGTGCCGGGACTGGGACACGGCGGCGACGCCGGGCGGCGGGGACTACACCGTCGGATTCCGGGGCGGGCTGTGTGAAAACGGGCTGTTCTGGATAACGGACGTAGTGCGGGGGCAGTGGTCGCCGGACGAACGCAACGCGATTATTAAGCAGACCGCCGCCTTAGACGGGCGCGGTGTGCGAGTACGCGTGCAGCAGGAACCGGGCAGCGCCGGCGTGGATATGGCGCAGGCGTTCGTGCGAATGCTGGCCGGGTACAACGTTCGCACCGTGCGGCCTACCGGCGACAAGGTGATCCGGGCAGACCCGTTCGCGGCCTATTGGAACGCCGGGCAGGTACGCATGAAGCGGGCGGCCTGGAACCGCGCCGTCCTTGACGAATTCAGCCGGTTCCCGTTGGGCGCAACGGACGATATTGTAGACGCCGGTTCCGACTGCTTTACCGAGTTGACCGGGCGGGCCGTGATTGTAGGCAGGGGCGCATGAAGCGAAACGTATGGCAGCGTCTCCGGGACGCCTACAAATCCATATTCAATGACGCCGCGTTCGGGCGCGATACCGGGTACGCCTCTGGTTTCTCCGGTACGCGCTGGTGGACACCGGGGTCGAATCTGAATTGGGAGGAGTTGGCGGGCGACCTGTGGCTGATACCCGGCGTCGCGGCCTGCCTTGACTACGAGTTCCGCAATTTCCTACAGGCCCCGCCGGTTGTCTATCGGGAGGCGGCAGCAGAGGACGAAGAGGAGGAAATCGTTCCGCGTCACCCGTTGACCGACCTCCTGAATCGGCCTAACGACGAATACGATCTGAACGTCCTCCTCATGGGCTGCCTGCTGTCCTGGGAGTGTAAGGGAGACGTGTACATTGGGATTGACCGCCGCCGCCGTGTCGGGCTGCCGGAATCCCTCTGGTATATCCCGCACCACCTGATTACGCCCAAGCGCGACAAGCAGACCGGGAAAATCTATTACGAGTACCGGATTGCCGGGAAGCGCCAACGATTAGAAACGGACGAGGTAATCCATATCCGGCGCGGCCTGAACCCGTACAATCTGCTGGAAGGCTTCTCCCCGCTCCAGACCTTCGCCCGCGACGGCTATGTCTTGCAGCAGGGCAGCACGTACTCCGCGAAGGCCATGCGGAACGCCGGTCTTGTGGGCGGCCTCGTGACCCCGCCGGACAATGCGCTTGACCCGGCGAATAGTGCCGTAGAGTTCGACCCGGAGGAGTTTGTCAAACTCCACTCCGACAAGGTGACCGGCGACCGGGCCGGGGAGATTCTGGCCTGGAATCACCCTCTGAAAGTGCAGTGGCCGAACGTCACCCCGCAGAACATGGCGGTAGATACCATGTTGGACCGACCGGAGGCGATTGTCTGCGCCCTCCTGGGTATCCCGGCGCAGTGTGTCGGTCTCCATGTCGGGCGGCTGTCGAAAACCTATGCCAACGTAGCGGAGGCCCGCGAGATCGCCTGGGAGGAGAAAATCCTGCCGACCGGCCTGATTCTGTACGGCGGGATTGGTTCCGCGCTGCTGCCGCAGGTGTCCCGGAACGCGGAGTCCGAACGGCTGGGCATGGACGTGCGGGACGTGCGGCCCTTGCAGCCCGACCTCGATAAACTCTACGAACGGGCGAACGCTGCGTGGGAGTTGAACCTGATTGACCGCGCCACCTGGAAGCGCATGGTCGGTTTGAAACCGGAACCCGGCGACGAAGGCTTGTACTTCCGGGACGCTTCTGTGCCGGAGGGTCATGCCGAACAGCAGGACATAGGGCAGGCGCGCCGGACGTTCCGGGAACGCATGAACGCCCGGCGCTCGGAGAGTGGGCAGAAGTACAACCCGAATCACGACCCGCGCAACGGGCAGTTCACGAGCGGGAGCGGCGGCGCCGGCGCGGGCGAGTTCACGGAGACAAGCGCCCGTGCGGAACTCGCGAAACAACACGCGGTATTGACCGACGCACAGGTACAGCGTTATTCAGAGGGGCATTGTGAGCCGCACCTGGCAAGGGCGCTTGGTGGACGGGCGCTTCCTGATAATGAGCCGGTCGACGTAGTGACGACCCTGAACGGGCAACTGCATGGCGTCGAACTCAAAACCAAAGTGCAGGGTGGTCAGGACAAAATCGAAATGAAAAAAAGCGCCCAACAGCGTAAGGCGGATTGGGCGCAGGAAAATAACGCGTCGGTGCATACCGTTGTCTATGACGACCGTAAACTATTCAACGCGAACGGCCCCGGTCAACACGGCCCGGAAACGGACAGGGTAATCAAATACAAGCGCGGTTACGGAACCATGCAGTTAGGCAATATGTACAAAGTCGCCGATATGGAGGAGTTGCGTCGATTGATTGCCATGCCGGACGCCGATCTGCCCCCTGCGGCGCGGGCAGGAACCCGCGTACCGGCGCGGGACAGGGTTTCGGATTAGGTCAGTACGACGTAGTATAGTAGGGGAGGAGAAACCTAAATGTCTTACTATCTACAGGTCGGCTTGCAGGATATGCAGCCGTTGGCGACGATCACCGGCTGGGGGGACGTGCTACGCTGGGCGGAGGGCCTGCCGGAGGGGTACGACCTGATTCAGCGCCTTTGTGAAGAGGGCTGGTCTCCAAATCCGCCGAAACTGACGAAACAGGTGCAGGAGGCGCTGGAAGAGGCGGCCCCGGCGAACGCGCCGACGCGGGCAACGGTTGCGAATCTGCTTGCTATGCTGAAAGCGCGGGACGCCAACGCGCAGGTTGTTTCGGTAACGGACGGATGGGCGAAAGAGTAATCAAGCGCGGGCCTGACCGCTTGCAGGGCGAACTAAACCGGCTGGTAGAAAGCGTCCATGCGGAAGCGGAAGCCCTCTCGGACGGATTCGCCGCCGGTCTGTACGACGCGGACGAAGTGGCGGAACGGTTCGCTGTCCGGCTAGAGGAGTTGCATACGGAGGCCGTTCGGTTAGGCCGGGAACGCGCCGGAGACCGTTCCCCGCCGGACGTAGACGACCGCCGATTCGCGGAGGCCGTGCTTGACCGGGAGGCCGAGTTCCTCCAGACGTTTGAAGCCGACCTGCGCGCCGGTCGGTATGAAGTGGAGGGGTTCGCGGATACGGCACGAATCAAACGCCGGTTAGGGTTCTACGCGGGCCGCCTGGTCGGAACCGCGAATGAAGCGTTTCTCCTCAGCAGTGAGGACGAAACGCTTTTTTATTGGCGGCTGGGCGCGGTAGAACGGCACTGCCCGGACTGCCCGGAGTTGGCGGCGGCGAACCCGCACCGCGCCGACGAACTAGACCGCGTACCCGGCAGTTGTGAAACACAGTGCAAATTTCGGTGCAAGTGTCGCCTGGAGAGGGCGGACGGCGTGTTCGGGTTCCGAATCCCGGAGGGTATCTGAGAATGGACGAACTTCTTATTGCGTTCGGCGGGGAGGTCAAGCAGTTGGGTGACGGGCGGGTCGGCGGCTATCTAGTCCGATTCTCCGGCCCCAAAGATACCGACCTGACCGGCGACTTTTTCAGCAAGGACACCGACTTCGGGATTCACACCCGCCTGCCCGTCTACTATCAGCACGGTTACGACAGCGCCCTCAAGACGCGGCGAATTGGCGTTGGGGAGTTGAAACTAGAGGACGCCGGTCTGTGGCTGGAGGCGCAGCTGGAACTGCGGGACGACTACGAACGCATGATTGCGGATATGGCGGGCAAGTCGAAACTCGGACTCTCTTCCGGCGCGGTCGGCCACCTGGTAGAGCGGGAGCGCGTCGGCAAGGCGAACCATATCAAAACCTGGGTCATTGGAGAGGCGAGTTTGACCCCGACGCCGGCCGAGCCGCGCAACAATGTACTGCCCCTAAAAAGCTATTTCGACGGACTGCGGTCTGCTGACCTGGAGTCTGTGAAAACGATTCGCGAACTCGAAGACTACCTGCGGGACGCCGGGGTCTCCCGTTCGCAGGCGACGGCCATTGTCGCCAAAGCCAAGACACTCCTACAGAGGGATTCTGACGAGGAGAGAGATTCTGCCCGGTCGGACAGCCGAATCGCCTATGCGCGGCGGCTGGAGACCTACCTACTGACAGGAGTGCAATAGCATGACATTACTACAAGCAAAACAGGCCGCGCTAAACGAAGCGCGGGCCAATCTCAAGAAGTTTCTGGACTCCCTCAAGGACGACAAAGGCGACTTCAAAGCCTTTGACGCCGACGGGGAGAAAACACTCAAGGCGCATGAGGACGGAATCGCCTCTCTCGAAGCGGAAGTCAAGTCGGTTGAACGGCTGGTGGCGGCGGAAGAGAAGGCGAAGCCGGTTGAACTCACGCAGGCGAAGCGGTTCGGCGGGGACGGGGAAGGCGAGTCGAAAGAGGCGGTCAAGGCGTCGGTTCCGGCGATCCCCCGCGTCTCCCGCGTCAAGTCATTCAAAGACGACGGGGACAGCCGCGCCGAACTCAAAGCGTACCGGTTCGGTATGTTCGCGTTGGCGACAATCTGGGGCAATCAGAAGGCCATAGACTACTGCGCCAAGAACGGCCTCGATCTGGTCAAGGCGCAGGCGGAGGGGGTGAACACAACCGGCGGGTTTGCCGTGCCGGACGAATTCAACAACGACCTCATAGACTTGCGGGAAATGTACGGCGTGTTCCGGCAGTACGCCCGTATCCGGCCTATGTCTCGCGACCGCATGACAATCCCGCGCCGCACCGGAGGCGTAACCGCCTATTGGGTAGACGAAGGCGACACGATTACGGACAGCACGGCTACCGGCGATGTGGTGGGGCTGACCGCCAAAAAGTTGGCCGCGCTTGTCCTGGCCTCTTCGGAAGTGTTTGAGGACGCGGCCATTGACATTGGCGAGTGGATTGCCCGTGAAATCGCCTGGGCGTTCGCGCAGGAAGAAGACGACGCGGGGTTCAACGGCGACGGCACGTCCACCTACGGGCGCATTACCGGCGTGCGGCAGAAACTGCGGGACGTGGACGGCACAATCGCCAATATCAAGGGACTCTATGTCGGGACGGGGAACGCCTACAGTGAACTGACCCTCGGCGACTTTGAGGGCGTGGTCGGTCTGCTGCCGCAGTACGCGGATACCCCCAACGCCCGTTGGTTCGTTCACCGCACGTTCTACTATCAGGTCATGGTGCGGGAGGCATTGGAGGCGGGCGGCGTGGAAATGCGCGAGGTGATCGGCGGGCAGCGTACCCCGATCTATCTCGGCTATCCGGTCGTGTTCTCGCAGCTTATGCCGAAGGTGGAGGGGAACTCGCAGGTTTGCGCGCTTCTCGGTGACCTGTCGCTGGCGGCTTCGTTCGGAGACCGGCGCGAACTGTCGCTGGCGCGCAGTCTGGACTACCGGTTCGCCAACGATCAGGTTGCCATACGCGGGACGGAGCGCATTGACATCAACGTCCATGACGTAGGCAACACGACCGACGCCGGGCCGATTGTCGGTCTGATTACCGCCGCTTCTTAACGAGTGTTTCTCCTCTCTGTTCTGATCGCCCTCTGCCCCTCGTGGCAGGGGGCTTCTTTTTGGAGAGGTTCAGGAGTGATAACCATGATTCACGCGCAGGGTACGAAATATCTCCACATTGTCAAACAGCAGGCCGCAACCGCCGCCGCGACGCTGACAAGCGATCAGGTAGATACGAAGGGATTCGACTACGTGACGTTCGTCGTCGTTGGCACGACCTCTGACAACGCGACGAACAACCCGTCCGTTCTGAAAGTGCAGGAGGCGGACGATACGAACGCGACTTCCTTTGCGGATATTGCGGAGTTGGTGGGAGACGGGGCCTCCGGGTTCGTTGTGCCGTCCTCTCCGACTGCCACGACGACCGCGCCGTTTGCGGTCTTGGGCGCGTCGCTGTTGGGCCGGAAGCGCTATCTGCGGATGCTGATAAGCCCGCTGACCACGCAGACCTTCTCCGTAGTCGCGCAGTTGACGCGGGCGAACGAAATGCCCAACAACACGACCGAGATTAACGCGGCGGTGACGGCGTTCGCCTGATCGGGCTGCGAACTATGTGCCGGTCTAGCCCGACGGGGCGAACGGAGGTTTCTCCTCCCTCCTGACCGGCACATTTTAGAGGAGTCCTGCGGAGCGGGCAGCGCAATTGCCCCGCGCATGAGGAGGCAGGGACTATGAAAACCGTTCTCGTTTCCGGCTGTTTCGACATTCTCCACGCCGGGCATTTACTGTTTCTGCGGCAGGCGGCGGCGTTAGGCGACCGGCTGGTCGTCTGTGTCGCGGGGGACGAATCGCTAGAGGCGCATAAAGGGCGCTTCCGGGCCGTGCCGGTTCGCCATACGGCGGCGATTCTATCCGACCTGCGGTTTGTAGACAATGTGTTTATCGGGCAGCCGTCGGAGACGCCGGGTATAGACTTCTTAGGGGCAGCTGAGGCTTGCGTCCCGCAGATACTGGCCGTAACGGAAGACGACCAATACCGGGAAGCAAAACAGGCGTTTTGCGCGAAATGGGGAATAGAGTACGTTGTTCTCCCGAAAATCCCGCCTCCGGCCTCGATTGGCGCGATCAGCACGACCGAGATTCGCCGCCGGGTGACAGCGCCGGGTTGGTCGCCCCTGCGCGTGGACTTCGCGGGCGGCTGGCTGGACGTGCCGAAGTTTGCCCGGCGCGACGGCTTTATTGTCAACCTGACGATCACGCCCGGCGTCTCGCGCTGCTGCTGGCCCTACGAGAAGGGCGGCGGCCTCGGCGGGTCGGCGGCCTGGGCCTTACTCAACGGCGTGAACCCGTTGGAGAGTGAGTTAAAAATTGCCGGTTGGCAGGACGCCGCCGTTCTGTTGGAAACCGGCCTCTGCGTCTGGCGAAGCGGGGAACGCCCGCGCCTCTTACAGAAGGTGAACCCGGACTTCCTATCCGGGCTTATGGCGCTGTGGTGGACGGGCAAGCCGCACGATACTGCCGCGTTGGTGGACGCCCCCCGCGACTACCTGGCGATACAGCAGGCGTCACAGGTGGCGCAGGTCAACCTGGAACTGCTGAACCCGGTCTATCTGACACGCGGCATGAACCTGACGTATCGGGCGCAGGTGAAAGAGGGTATGGCCGAACTGCCGTCCGCGCCGGACTGCGCCGGGAAGAAATATTTAGGCGCGGGACACGGCGGGTACGCGCTGTATCTGTTCAGCAGCCCGGCGGCGCGAGACCGGTTTGTCGCCGAACAGAACGGGATCGCCATTGAACCCTATCTCCGGGAGGTAGGGCAGCCATGAAGCTGAACCTCGGCGCGGGGAACGAAAAGTATCATGTAGACGGCTATGTCAATCTCGACCTGAAAACCGGTGACAGCGCCTACCCTCTCTCCTACCCGGACGACAGCGCGGAGGAGATTCGCGCTTCGCACCTGTTGGAACATTTCGGCCACCACGACGTGCCGGCAGTGCTGGCCGAATGGGTACGGGTTTTGCAGCCGGGCGGCTTGCTGAAAATCGCGGTTCCGAACTTCGAGTACATTGTAGACCGCTACGAGGAGGGCGCGGAGGAACCAATCCTCGGCTATCTCATGGGCGGGCAGCAGGACGAACACGACTTTCACAAGACGATTTTTGACAAGCACGGCCTGACCTATCTTCTGGAACAGGCGGGGCTTATCGAAATTTCGGAGTGGGTTTCCGAGATTATGGACTGTGCCGCGCTGCCGGTCTCCCTGAATTTGCAGGGGCGCAAACCGCTGTTGGCGGAGGCCGCAGCCGCCGCGCCCGTAGTACCTGACCGCCGTCTGAAAGGGATTGTGGCGGCGGTCATGTCCCTGCCGCGCCTGACATTTACCGACAACCTCTATACAGCGGCAATCGCCTGCCTGCCGCTAGGAATCAGTCTGGAACGCAGTACCGGCGTCTTTTGGGGGCAGTGTCTCTCCTCCATGTTCGAGCGCCATTTAGAGGACGGCACGAAATACCTGCTGACCCTCGATTACGATACGGTGTTCACGCAGGCGGATATACTCGCCCTCTATGACCTCATGGAGGCGAACCCGGCGGTAGACGCGCTGACAAGCGTTCAAATGCGGCGCGGGTTTGACTATCCGCTGCTGTCTATTCGGGACGAAGGCAAGCCCGGCAACGGGGAGAGAGAGATAGAACGGCGCTATTTCACCGGCGCGTTAGCCAAGATTGATACCGCGCATTTCGGGTTAACGCTGCTGCGGGTTGCGGCGCTGAAGCGGGTTCCGCGCCCGTGGTTCCATGCCGTGCCGGACGAACAGGGCGGCTGGGGCGAGGGCCGGAAAGACGAAGATATAGCTTTCTGGCACAAGTGGGCGGCGGCGGGCAACAGCCTGTTTCTGGCCCCGCGTGTCGTTATCGGTCATATGCAGCTCATGGTGACATGGCCGGACGCCAATCTACAGGCGACTCACCAATACATGAGCGCCTACAATCAGGGCGGGAAACCGCCCAACGTCTGGAGGTAGTACAATCCATGAAACGAGTAGTTCTGTTTCTGGCCGCGCTGGTCTCTCTGACTGGCGCGGCCCTTTCGCTGCGCGCCGAAGTGCCGGGCGCGTTCGCGTGGTATCAGGAAGGCGTTGACAGCGCCGGACGGCTGACCCGGACGCCGGTCAAGAACGGCGACACGGTGCGCCCGATGAAAAACGGCAACGTCACCCTGTGGCTCGAAGCCTACGACCCGGACAAACTGCGGCGCGTCTCCCTGACGACGCCGACCCCGAACACGGGAACCATGACGTTTATAGACGGGGCGACGCGGGTCTACGTGCGGTACGGTTGGAAAGCGACCGCCGGGCAGCGTACCTGGACGGGCAGTCTGCGGGACGCACTCGGCAACACGTATCAAACGAGCCTGACGCTGAATGTCGTTTTGTAGTTTTAGAGTTTCGTAGGAGTAAAACAGCCACTTTTGCAGGAGGGGGCAAACGTGAACGTGACCGAGCGGGTACAAACGCGCCGGGCGGCGGTACAAGAGTCCTACTGTTCTGAGGCGCTGCGCCGGTCTGCGACAGAGAGGGTGTTACACGCTGTGTACGGAGACAAACTGCTGTTGACGGCGGCGATCACCTGCGCGATTTTGACGGTTAGCGGGTTCTACCTCGCGGCCTTCTTCGGGTATCACGGCCTGCCGTTGCCCGAAATGATAGACCGCATTACGTGGACTTCGCTAGGGGCGCTGACGGCGCTATTGACCGCCGCGTCCGTGAAATCGCAGGACGGGCGCAAGCCGCCGGGCCGATAGACACAGCGACACCCGCGCCGAAGTCAGTTCCTGGGGAGGCTTCTTCGGGCGCGGGCGGCTTGCCGATAAGATAGGTCGGCAAGGAGAAAAGTTCCATGAAACTGTTTATAGACGTGGACGTGAAGGTTAGAGTGTTCTTCATTGACATTCTGCGTCTGAAAGACCGGCAGGAAATCCTGCTGTCTACCCTGATTGGCGAGTTGGCGCGGACGCCGGCGGATAAGCGGGCCGTGATTGACCTGATCGCCTCGCAGGTGGTTCCCCTGCTGCTGGGCGGGCGGGAGACCGTCGCCGCCGAACTCAAAGCGCGGGGGCTGTCTATCAAAGTCGGGCTAAAGGCGTAAGGAGGCGCGATTATGCCGTCAAGTTACGCCGCCGAAATCATGGCGGAGTGCCTGCGTCATGTCGGCCTGCGGGAGTCCCCGAAGGGCAGCAACAAGGGCAAGGCGCTGGCGGAGGCGCTTGACCTCACGCCCTGGCAGCCCGGTCAGGCGTGGTGTCTCTATCTGGCGCAGGCGGTCTTGCGAAACGTCTACAAGGCGCATAACCGCACCCTGCCCGATCACCTCTTGCCCCTGCTGGGCGGCTGCACGGCCTATCGAATCGCGGTCGAGAGTAAGAAGCCCGCCGCCGTGATTCGCGGCATGGTCTCGCAGGGCGCGATTTTCATGCTGTTGGACAGC